AAGATGGATGGTCGGGGTTTCTTTCTCACAAAATTTACAAATAACCATAATAGTAGTATCTCCTCTACTATTATTTATATAAATTCAGATTTTATAAGCCTGGAGTCTGACTATCAGAAGCCGCTATTGTTTGGCCCCGTTATTATCTTTCGATCATTTTAAGTCGGGAGAACGGGAGCACCGACATTAGTTGCAACACATCTTTGGTTGTCCCGGAAGGAATCGAACCTTACAGTCGATCGGTTATCGGCCGATTGCTCTACCATTGAGCTACAGGACAATTCTTCTGGTGCGAGCGGTGGGACTCGAACCCACATGCCCAAAGGCGGGAGATTTTAAGTCTCCTGAATATACCGATTTCTCCACGCTCGCGTTATTTCTTAATCTTACGTCCTGTTCTCCAGCCCTCAGGAACAAGATCGGTTTTCTTTATCTTTTTGTTCTCTGTTTCGTTTGTGATCCACATCGTTCCATAGTTGGAATTCTTTTCACCTTGCTGATGTCCGATCTCTTTGAAAGTTTGTTTTCTTTTAAGAATAGCCTCTGGGGAGCTTGCACGTAACCGCATTTCTTTTAATCCGTCAGGCGAAAATGCTCCACGAACAACTTGGCCATTCTCATAAGCAGTTCTCAAAGAAACACTTATTCGGTCATTCTTAATTTTCCACCATTCTTCAGATTTGTTTTTCATCGAAAGGTTGCCTAGCTTACCACCTTTACTTGGTTGATCTAAGTTATTACGAATGATATACTCAAACCCGCCAAAGCCACCTCGACGTAAATTATACACATCTTCACGCAATAAAAACTCATCTGTCACTATTTCTTTTTCTCTTGCATACATAGCAGCCGAATCGTCGAACTGCTCCAATATGACTTTAGTGAAATTCGCAATTCCGTACTTTGTGATAGCACTACGAATCACTTTCCCAGAGCCCATATAACCATCATCCATTGACTTGGTTTTATGAACCCCTACGTAAATTTTGCCATTCAGATTGTTTCTGATCTCATACAAGTAATAGAACATAAAGTCCTCCTTACTTATATTTATGCAAAATCTACTTTGTGGGTGAAGCCGGGAATCGAACCCTGGTCCTCCGTTTCACAGACGGATATTCTGCCACTGAACTAGCCACACCATTGTTTGGCGAACCGTGTAGGAATCGAACCCACGTCAAGACGTTTGGAGTGTCTTGTTCTACCATTGAACTAACGGAACATATTTGAATGCCGAAACCCTGCGTCACCCTCCGGTGGTCAGGTTTTTCTGATCCGCATATTAGCAGGCAGGTTGCGATCCTAGCCACAGATATGTTTCAGCAAATTTGGCGACCTAGGCGGGTAACGATCCCGACTCCTCTTGCGTGACAGGCAAGTATGCGTCCATGAACACTTCTAGGCCATATTCTTTTTACAACTTCTACCAGCAAAGGTATCAGTTTGCGTGTGACAGTTTGGGCATGTCACCACGCTTATTCTTAAGGACGTCAAGCCGCCCTTAAATTCTAAATTCTGTGTAGTCATTTTCATCGCTGATTCAGTACAGCGGTGCGGTTGGTCGGTAGAAAGGCTACTTTCAAAGTTCCGCCGCTCATGGCACCCTCTTTCATTGCACCATGCACTTTGCCCTTAAAATCTGAAACAAAAATCTTCTTGCTGGACAACCCTGAGTTTACATCAGGACCGACTGGCTAAGTCATTTCTATCACGAATCTGCTCGATCGAGCGTCTCTGCACAGTTACTCCGGCCAAGGTATCACCGCACAGTCGTTAAGTCGGAATTCATCACCGACACATAGCGTCCAGTAAAGCGACTTACTTTTGCATATCTCCATCAAGCACTGATGGGCGGGAGCAAGCAAACCCTCCTACACTAAGTGACGCAGTTGCGCCTGTGGTTTCCTTGCAGTCCCTTGTTAGTCCAGGATGCTCATTCACGCCGCGACCTTCTTGGGTCGCACTCGGGTTCCACTACCGTTCGTGGGCTATACTTGCCACGACTCAAGTTTTAGATGCCGCCACCGTAGTTGAAACGGCAGTAGCGGCCAATCATCTTGCTGTAGCCATCAAGCAGGCCGCGGTTGAAACGCTTGCGAAGAATGCGCTTCCAGAAAGCCTTGTTCTTGCTCTTGGACATTTTGCTGCTCCTTGGTTGTTGCGAATAGGTGAGTCACCTTTTCTCGTCTTGTTACTCATTGGACGGATGATTTCCGCAAATCACCAAGCATAGGTTCGGGCTCACACTAGGCACATTCAGTGAGTATGTCGCGTCGCACCAGCTCTTTCGAGTCACGCGATTTGTCAGTAGAACTAGACTGACCGGCTAGTTTATTACATGGTGGACCAGCGGGGTAACGATCCCCGATCTTCGCATTGCAAGTGCGACGTGTAGCCCTCTATCACTACCAGCCCATTGTTTGTGCTAGCCACGGTACTCCTGCTAGCCCTGCTCTCATAACAGAGAACAGCATTTGAATTGAGTTAAGAATGTCAGGAATCGAACCTGATCCAGCAGGCTTTCGTCACCCTACTTCGTGCGCTAACACTTTTCAAATAAGTACTCCCCCGCCCATGCTACCGTTACATCACATCAAATTGCCCGACCACGTTTAGCGACGCAGTCAAACAACCTCAAACTTGGTGCAGGGCGTGGGATTCGAACCCTACGGCATTGCTACCGTATTTTCGCATTCTCCTCTGGGTCATGACTCCCGTCAGACACACCATGTGAGACCCCGCAATATTTGGTGCTGCTACTAGGAATCGAACCCAGCTGGCCCTTGGGGCGAAAGCTTTACAGGCTTCCCTGTCTCCATAACAGTCTATAACAGCAATATTCTTCTTGGTTTTAATCCCTCTCAAGATTAGGTACCAAGGACCCGGAGCGTTTTTAGACGCCTAATTGAATTGTCTGAATTCCCAGGAACGTGTTCTCTGCCTTGATATTATCTCACCAGCACTTTCGGCGCGCTCTATGGCACCGCCCGCTACTATCTGATCCGCGTATCTCAGATACGCCTCCCGACGAGACCGAAATACGTTTCCGACAAACCTTTGTATTTTTAAACAGACTGGCGGCAAGACCATATTCATATTGCCTTAAGGAATAGTCTGTTTAAAAATACAGTCCGCTACGCCCTCTTCTTATTGTTAGCCACAGCGTTATGTTTCTATCAGTACAAGTTACGGACTCCTTGTACTGGCCGCGCTAGTGTACGGTCCATGCGCGACTACCGGACCATCCTTAAGTTCGATGCCACTTCATAATCTAACCTCCATTGCTGCTAGGGTTATGCTACGGGCGGAGTGGCCGGCGCCGTTATGGGGTCGCTGCCACGCCTAAAGATTTGAAGCACTCTTTCGAATGCTAATATTTAAGAGCTCATCCTTTGGCTAGGTTTAACCCTCCGCTCTCATGTAATTACATGATGGCGGGACCAACTCTAAACTCTTAAATATCTCTGGATTTTTTTACTCACATAAGAGTAAGCCATCCCCAGATCCGCCCTTTCGAAGCATGTTTTGTCTGTGCGCTCCGAGGTCTACGTTACCTCATTTTAACACAGTCCTACAACTTTCTACATCTGCTTTATTTTTGCGTTCTCCTTATTGCTAAGTATGAACACATTATACAGCCTTTTTGCTACTTGTCAACCACTTTCTACATCTTTTTCTGCTGTACTTCGTGTTCTTCGTTACGTATTACTTACTACAGAACACATTATACAGCCTTTTGCGGAAAAGTCAACTACTTTTTAAACTTTTTGTAACCTCTTGTTCTATAAAGCAAAAACCCCGGTCTTATTTCTAAGTCCCCGGGGTTTTGGAATCTTGCGTTGTTGCGTTGTTACATTTCCGCCCTCCCCGGGCATTGCTCTGTTTCACTTCTACGATCATTTTTACCTACTAGACTGTCTTGCCCAATGTTTGACCATAAAGGTGACACGTCATAGGACATGGCCGATGTATGGAAACATATAGCAGTTGGTTGTCTTGTGATCATTTGCTTTGGTATTCTCTGTTAAATTTATTTATGCTACAAATACAAGTGTACATTTATTTAGTCCACCTGTCAAGTGTTATTTTCTTTTTCTTACATTTATTTAGCCAAAAGTAAAAATATGGGTGATTTGCGCTTCAAAACGATCAATTCACTGTAAAGTATAAATACTACATTAGAAACGGAACCTTGTCAACATGCCATCTGCCCAAAAACCGACTCTTGCGTTAGTCAAAAAATATTTTAAATCAGTCATGGGAGAACCAACCCCGAGTGGAGCAGAAATTAACGCTCTGTTAAACCAATGGATGAATAATCCAGCTGCTTTTCTGAAGTCGCTAAATTCAATGAAGGCAGTTAGTAATGTTAAAAAGCTAGGACCTAAGAAACCTGCTGGTCCAAAAAAGCCAGCGACTGATCTTAAACCTGGACAGACAGTAAAGCTTGGGTTGCCAGACGTTCCGTTATCAACTGCTGCGCAATCGTTTCTACCAAGTCCTGAAGCTAAAGCCAAGGCAGCAGAACTAAAGAAAAAGATTGCCGACTATGAAGCAGAGATAAAGCGATTAATAAACGCGCAAAATAAAGCAAGGGCAGCAAAGAGTAATGTTGAAGACGAGCAAGAAAGACTAGCTGGAATTGACGGGAAGACCTTAAAGTATTTCTCTTACATAGAAAAGCATTGTAGCCAGTTTCTTGCGGATGCTAGGTCAGTAAGGAAACTATTGTATCGTGGCCAAGAAGGTTCAAGCCAACCTATCTTTGTAGGTCGCCCGAGAGATGACCGAGAACCGAAAGACTCTAGCGCAGAAGCACAGAAGGTATTAGACGCGCACTTAAAGTTATTAGGATTTAAAGCATTGCGAGGCAACAGCATATTCACTTCATCTGACTTTCACCAAGCCAGTGGATATGGTGACGTTTATGCTATTTTTCCTAAGAACGGGTTTAGCTTTACTTGGTCAACGAAACATGCTGACGTAGTATTACACCAGGCGTCAGATGTAGGTGGAGAAGATAGTAGCGACGTGTGGGAAGATCTCAACGACTACACCTACACTCCGGACAATCATTACTGGTTAGAAGATCACGAAGAGTTAGTCGAAACGGTAGCAGGATTTATGAACGTCGACTATTATGATGACGACAACAAGGAAGGAATTAAAAAGGCAAAAGCAGCAGCAGCCGAAATGGAGAAACACCCAGCATTTAAATTACTTAAAAGTTCCGGGAACAACTGGGATTATATTGATTCGTACGACTACACTATATCTGAGATGGAGAAAGTGTTCGTAAAGAACGCAACAGCACAGTTAGAATTTATAAAAGCCTATCCTAAGTTTTCCAAGTATATGGGTGACTGGCATGGTCAACTAGCTAAAAAGCTTGCTAGTGTCCAATCTGGCAAAAGCGACAAAAACAAAGAATTGAAAACAGCACAGGGAGTTATCAAGAGCTGGGGATTCACAAAAGAGAATCTGCCTGCTGCGATGAAGTCAGGTTACGAAATTTGTATATTCGGTGAGTATATTGCTGTGGATGCTGGGGAATACAGAGCGGCGTTAGAAACGTTCTTTATACCGCCTAAGCCGAAGAAGAAGAAACCTTAGCAATAATTTCTTGCGCCGTTGGCGTAAGTGGTTTCTTTAGGAACCTGTTTACCTTTTTGGAAGCAATAAGCAACGACTGTTGATACTCTGACGTTGTCTCTTCGTCTTCAGTAACTAAAGCGTCGTCCATAACGTTATTAGTGATGTACGAAAACTGGTTACTAAACATCAACGCATAAAACTCTGCGTTTTCTTTTGCGCTATCGTAAGCTTTTTCAAAGTAGTCAAAATCTACTTCTCTTTTATCGGCCGGATCAGTAGCATGTTTAGGTCGATCTTTAATTCGATGAAATGCTACATCGTAATTAACATCAACGAACAACATAAATGTATCGTATCCTACTTGCTTTAGTTGTTTGTTTAACGACATTAACGGCTCGTAGTCTCTACCTGTCGTATTAATAAGTAATCCTAGCATTTCTTTCTGGAGTCCAGGAAGTCGCTTCATTGTGACGTCTAGTCCTCGCTTGTAGTCTGGATTAGCAAGGGGTTGATTCTTAGATAAGTAAGACAGAGTTTTGTCGATGTCTAACAGTTTTAGTCCAGTAGCACTTAGACCTAAGTCTTGGATTACTCTGTTTTTACCTGCTCCTGGCGGGCCGGCCATAAAGATGGCCTTAAAAATATGGGGATCGTGTATCCCTTCATCTAAGGCCAGCTCAAATTCTTCTAGTAAATTCTTCATTCAGTATTTATCTGAGTTGCCGTTCTTTAGTAGCTCAAACGTTATTCTGTCTTTGTAAATGCGTAAATGGTCTTCGAGAGATCGTGTGCGGAAGCTTAGTTCGGACTCCGACACTTCAGGTTTTAACAACTCATGCATTACATCTTCAGCAAGTTGTTGACAAGCTGATTTTTCTATCTCAATGTCAACTGCTGGCCCAAAGTCAGTCTTTTGACTGTAATGGATTCCTCTGTACGTTCTCCACTCTGACAGAAGCTCTCTTGCCTTATTTTCAGTGTTCATTTCTTTGCCCTCATTTCGGGCTCTGGGGGTGCCTTCATCTTACGATTTACTGACCCCGGAGGTGCTATCTTAACACGCGGTGCTATGGCTGCTTTTACCTTTTCTTCTGTGTCTTGGTCAATGTCAGCCAACGATTGTTGCGGTGCTGCGTCTACTGTTTCTTCTTTATTGTTGTTAATCTTAAAAGTAAAGTTGCCTTTACATCCGCTACTGAAGTATGTCTTACTTGCTGAGAACTTTATGTCAGCATACGCAGTAGATGGGTAAGTCGCAGTAAAGGAATCTAAGATATACAAGTTGTTCTTAACGTCGTGTCTTGCTGCTGTGTTTACTTGAATAAGAGCACTTTGGTTTAGAATATCTGCTGCTGCCGAACCGAAGTTAGTGTTTTCGTTAATGTAATCGGCTACTGTATAAGCGATACCTGCTAGCATATTGTAGAAGGGAACAATCTTATCTGCTCCTTTTGATGCGTCGGCCCGTTCGTCGTATATCTTCTGTAGCCTGCGTGTTAGGCTTACTTGCTCGGTTCTCATTGACCTAACTGTATTTGCTTCTTTACCTGAGATGATCCCAAACTCTTGTGCTAGTTCTAACGGGCCATCTACCATACCGTTTTCAACGATTGTGTTAATGATTTTAACTACGTCTTTGTATTCTCTAAGCAGGTCGACCTTGCCTGCTTCTTTTAAGTCTTTAACAGCATCAACTAAGTTCTTAATACTTGCCTTAGCACCGCCTTTGCCTTTAGTGCTAATTTTAATAATCTTACCTTGCGGATTGACTAAGAGGCTGTCAAACAGTCCTGTGTTCTTACCATCGTCGAACGTAATTTTCGCTGACTGGAAGCCACCTTTGCCAAAAAATATTTCTTCTGCTTCAGCAGCATTGCCGTTAGCTTGGCCATTGATAACAGCGATAGGTTGAAGGATTTCGCAGAAGTAATCTCTAAAAGCCTCGAAGCTTAGGTCAGGGTAACCAGAAACATCAACGGAAATCGGTAGAGGCTGTCCTTTGCTGATCCCGTTAGTTAAATGGGTGAGTGGATGCGTTGGTCCAAAGTGCGTAGCAACCTGACTTAGAACTTGTTCAATCGTTTGCTTGTTTGGGAAAGCAAGAACGTCTTGCGGCATCATACCGGAAGTCATCTTAACTGCGGCTTTACTAGAATAAGCAAACCCGTGCGGTAGGTCGCTGTTCTTCCATTTGTTCAGGGTGAAGACGCTGTTGATTGCTTTAAAGTAACGACCGAAGCGAAGAATCTTTCCGTTCTCGTCTTTAAACGTCGATACTCCAAATGCTAACATACCAGCATTCTTACCATTTACAAACTCAATCGGACCGCCTTTACGCTCAATATTTTGAACGAGCGTTTCTATATCTTCGGTGCTAGGAAACTGTCCTACGTTTGGGAAAAATGCTAACCCTTGGAAGGTTATCATGTCCCCTTCTTTGTTTGTGAATACTTGTCCGTTTTTCCTGTTTGCTAATCCTACATCTTCTGTTAGCAAAGTAGGGTTGTCGATAATGTTTAAAAGGTCTCTCATAGTAGATGTATTTATCCTACTTACAGAGTCAAGTCCTCCATTCCTGCTGCGCGGAGTCGTGTAATGTGTCCTAGCATAAAGGACTTCTGCTCTAGTGCTTTTAGTATGCCTAGATACTTGTTGCGGATAAGCGCAACTTCGTTCATCAGGCATTCGTAGTCGATTACTTCATCTTCACCTTCTGTGTACTTTTCAGCATCGCGCGAAGTAAGGGCTCTGGCGTATCCTTCTAAATATTTCTGGAAATGCTTCCTGCGTAGTTTGCGCAACTGAAGTTCCATGTACCTCAGCAGCGCCTCGATCTCTTGTAACTGGTTAAAACGGTGCTCAGTTATACCCGGCAAGGCTGCGATGTTCTTTTCAACTATGCCGTGTATAACTGCGTCGGTGCGAGCCGTCAATAACTCGTTATCGTAGAACTGTATGAAGGCTGGCAGATTGCTAAGGTCAGCAACTACGTCGCCGTATCTTGTAGTCATTCGTCGTCGTAGTTAGCTACGCCATCATCGTCGTAATCTTCTTCTTCAACGAACTCTTTGACAGCTTTGGTTAAGTACGAATCTACACCGCCGACAACTTTAAGTTGTTCGTCGTCTAACATATCAACGAGTACACTCATCAAATTGTCGGCGGCTTCTTGCCTGTCCTTTGATGGAATGTACTGTTTCAACGTAAGGTACGCTTCTGATAATACTTCAAGATCAATCATGATAAACTCCGAATAAGTGCTGTGTTATTTATTCAACAACTTCCTCTTCCGTCTTTTCATCAAGTCCGGCCCATCCAGTAAGCTTAGTTGGGTTAGACGTAACGTCAATCATCATCTTGTCAAAGCAGCTATCTTCGTTGCGCTCGTACTCTTTCTTATACAGCTTAATCTCGGTGCCGTCGCCGAGTGTGTATTTGTAGCGATTTCCTTCTTTAACAAGCAACTGCCTTGCTTCGAACAAATCAAATAATCCGGAGTAAGGGCTCATGCCTTCTGTGTAAGGGATCTTAACCTGTACAGACTCAAACGGCTTAGCGTAGCGTGTCTTCATAATCTTACAGGCAGCGCTGATACAATTTACTTGCGGTGTCTTGTTGCCGTCTGTGTCTTCTTTTAGCTTCAGCTTACGCATAGCTACAACAATAGATGAAGCATAGATAAAGCCTTGTCCACCGCTAATCTTGTCGTCTGGATCAAACATATCTTGTGACGCGTAGGTGTGGTTGGTTGCGACTAAACCGACATTATAGCTGCCGAACATGTTGACAGAATTACGTACTAGCGACGTCAATGCCTTTGGTTTGCGACCCATGTCACCTTTCATATCACCTGCTTCAAACTGGTTAACGTCTGTCGGAGTAAGCAACATACCTAAGCTGTCAATTACGAACAGAATCTTAGGACGACTTTCTTCCGGCATCGCTTTATATTCTTTCATGAACTCTGAAATAGTCTTTGCTACATCGTCGATCATACACAGACTAAGCTTGAGTAGCTTGTCGTCTGCTGTATCAACACCAAGAGCCTGCAGCCAGGTCTCGTCAAGTGCGTTTTCTGTGTCGATCAGGATTGGGAAAATACCCTGGTCTTGTGCGTGTTTGATAATGTTACCTGCGCAGATGTAGGACTTGCCTGCACCTGATTCACCTGCGAATACTGTTACCTTACCGAGCGGAATTCCTTTGAAGAAGTCACCGCTGATGAGATAGTTTAAGGCATAGTTGCCTGTGCTAACCCAATCTGTCGGGTCGTTGAATCCAATACCTAAGCCCTCAATAGACTTAGCAATGCTTTTCCTGAACTTACTTATGTCGAATGGCTTTCCCATGTTGTTTCTCCTAAATTTTTATGTAATCGTTTATGCTAATTTTTCTAAGTGCGTCTTGCTCTTTAACAAACTTATCAAACTGTAATTGGTTGTTCTCTTTAGTTGCAATCAAATTACGGATCGCTATCACTTGTGTATTAGTACTGTCTTTAAGAGTATTTTTTGCTCGTAACGTTAGTTCGTTTGCAAACAACGGATTAAGCTCTAATGGCCAATACGCAAAGCAAAAGTTTCCGGGCACCCCGAGTTCATCTGCTACGTTAAAGATGTTAATCATGTCATTGACATTTAGTGCACTAACTGTAATCGGTAGTCTGATTGTAAAGTTTGGATAACTTTTGCTAAACTCGATATACTCACGAAGACTTGCTAACACTTTTTCGTAAGCTACAGGCCATCGTACGTAATTGTACACTGGCCCAACACCGTCAAACGACACTAGTAATCGAATTTCGATTCCTCTTTCAAGTAACGGCGCAATTTCTGGCAACAAGGACTTTGACCCGTTAGTAATAATCTTTGTACCTACTACGCTCGGTGGAAGGTTCCTGAGCAGGTTCTTTGCGATACCGCTGTAACTAGGTTCTCCGCCGATGATGTCTAAGCGAGTTAGCCTTTCGAGAGGCAAAGAGTTAAACTTTGCCATGTTGTCAAACTGTGGGTAGTTTTGCTTATCGTAAAGGGCGCCCACCTTAGTACTAGCGAGCGGATGACACATCTGACAACCGCCGTTGCACAGGTTATCGACTACTAGTTCTACTTTGATGTAATCTTCTCGGATGAGCTTATGCACCGTGTGTTCTTGGTTGTGTCTTTCTCTCATGCTAATGACGCCGTTCGCTTCCTTATTGTGACAAAGTGAACATTCTTTAGGCCATTTACCTTCTGACATGTCTTTCTTTGCAGCCTTTAACCACTCCATTTGTTGTAGTTCGGCATACGTATCAGCTTGCACTGACTTGTAGAGTCCGTCTGGACTCACACATTCTGGACAAACCTTAAACTTACTGTCGTGATCAATGACGGAATAGTGATGCATCATTTCACACCAAGAGCCTATACCTATCCCATCATTTATAACAGGTATTTGTTCGCCATTTGGCCCGAGGTCAAATTCTTTCATAGTATTATCCTGTATCCTGTGCTGTTTCTTATTGCTTCTTTAAAATCTTCAGCAGGTGCTTGTAACTTCCCAAGGACTAGACCACCTATTCCCCCGTTCTCCGTATTACGGTGTAAGTAGTTAGACAAGGGTAGATCACTCTACCCTTGTCTTCTCCTGATTTAGGCCGTCTTCTGACGATTGCGAATCATCGCAAGGATGTCTTCTGCACGGCTACCGGAAGCAGCAGCAGGTGCTGCGGCCTTAGTAGTTGCTGCAGGAACATCGTCTTCTTCAACCGGCTCTGTAGCTTCAACCTTAGGAGCTGCTACTGGTGCCTTGGCTGCGGGTGCAGGTTTAGTCTCAGTGGTAGTAGTCGAGGTGCCTTCGGTGGCCGCATTGTCGTTAAAGCCGGACGGCTTGTAGAACTTACCCCACTTCTCGCCATCGTATGCCTCACCGTTTACCGATGCGTCGAACATGTCTTTAATGATGACAAGTTCTTCAGCACTTGGACGCTTAGGAAGGAAATCTTGAAGATTGAACAAGCCAAACTTCTCAATTGCTTCTGCTTCGTCAATGGTTAGAGCAGACTCTTTACGCGACCACTTGCTGGTGTTGTAATCTGCGTAGCCGCCTTTGCTTGTCTTAAGGACAGTAAAGTCCAGACCGTTTTCATAATCGGTCGGCAGGTTCTCAAGCTCAGGATCCATCAGCGCGGCCTTAACCAGATTAAAAATCTGCGGGCTGATGATGAAACGACGAATTGGATTTTCTGGAACCTTGTCTTCCTTGATCGGATTTTCGCGAACGAAACCTTGCATCAGGTAAGACTTCTTCTTCCAGTACTTGCGACCCATTTCTTCTAAGTCCTTATCCTTGAACCAAGGACGAACCTCTGACAGAATTGGGCACATACCCATGTCAGGCCACATCTCAATACATGGGACTTGGACTACGACTGGTTTGCTGTTTACTTCGCCTTTGATCCCTGCGAACGGCAATTTGATCATTGCCCGCTCAGCCCAGAAAAAGTTGTTTGTTGGGTCTGCGTCTGGGAGGAATCGAATACGACAACTGTCGCCTTCGTTTATGTTCCAATGTGGGAAAATTGATCCGTCACCAAATGTTCCTGAACCCCCGCCCTTCTTGTCATCTTGCTGCTTTAGTTTTGCTCGAATTTCCGAAAGTGTTAATGCCATGATGTGTTTCTCCTTAATAAGTTTTAGAGTTGGTCTCTGTTTGTCAGATAACATAATACCTCATGTACTATGCTAACAAATGTATTTAGTCCATAGCAACCTATATGGTAGGTTTTTCAGCCAAAAATCTACAGTTATCAAAATGTCTGCGTGTCATCGCTGATCTTCCGCCCTCTAACCCACAATGTGGACAGATAACTTTTGGTTGAGGTCCTTTCGGTATTCCTTTAAGAGCAGCACTCACATTAGCTGTATGTTGGGCTGTTCTTGGTGCTTTCGGCTTGCCTTTACTTGAAGCACTTATTTTGTCTCTTTCGTGTTGTGGACGCACTTTACCCAGATTTGCTTTCCGAAGTTTTTGGCGTGTCTCAACCGAAAGAACTTTACCTTTATGCCCAGCACTTATCTTGGCGCGCACCTCAGCTGTCTGCGGGTGACTAAACCTGCCCGATCCGTCGGCGCCGTCTGTCCGATTTAATAGTATGCCTTCGCCCAAATCCTTGCGGCCGTACCATCGAATCATTTGCCTTTCAATGGCACAAGCGCCAACGTTTGTTAGGTTTCTTTCAAGAAACACTATCATCTTACTATCAGTTGGTGTATGAACTCCACCGCCGATCTTAGTTCTGTGTTTAGCGACTGCTCGATTCCCTTTTCCTTTACCAATGTAGTATGGTGTTCCGGCTTTTGCCGTTTCGGAATCTTTACTGCGTAGATACGCATAGACATAATAAATATTGTTGCTGCTGGACATATGACTCTCCTGGGTCGTCTAGTGCGGGTGGATGCTAGTAACATCGCGACCCGTATAGTATTTAGTCAAAACAAAAGGGCTTGCGCCCTTTTATTTCCCATCCCGTTGGAATTACTTCTTATCAACTGCCTCGTTAATAGCCTTTGCTGCTTTCAAATACTCGAGGTGCTGAATCTCTTTCTGAATGCTTTCCATCTTTTCTTTCTTCGTAGTAGCAGCGCCTTTGTCTTCTGACTTTTTGTCTTTCTTAGCAAAAGCGTCTTTCTTTTGTAACCAAGGCGGAAGCTTCTTCTCAGCATCGGACTGTGTAGCACCATCCTTGCCTTTAACTTTGTCGGCGGCTTTAACATCTGGATCTTCTTCATCATCGTCATCTCCGAATGCTTCATTTACGATATCAGCATAACGGCGATAAAACTCTGACGCTGTTTCTTTAACATTGGAAGGCTTCTTCTTATCCAACGCATCGGCTGCGGCATTTTCCTTCTTAGCTTTGCGCTCGTCGTCAGCTTTGTCTTGGGCCCTTTCCATCTCTTCGCCCTTGTCCTTATCTGGATTCTCGTCCGACCAGCCTTCTTTAACTTCCTTCTTTGGAGTACCTTTGCTCTTAGCCCAAGCCTCTTCTTCAGCTGCCTTCTTATCGGCGCGCTTTTTTGAAGCAGCATCTTCTTCTTTGCCTTCGAAAAGGTTGTTGAACTTCTTGAAAAAATCGTGTGCGTTATTGTGGCTCATTGTGGAATCCTTTGTATAAATGTATTTATGCTTATCTGGTATAATTCGATGAGATACTGAGGTTCATTGGCTCAACCCCGCTAAACGACGAATTGCTAACAATTCTTTAGACTCTTGTACTGGTTCGTT